TTTCCTTGTATGGACCAAGATACACAAGATTTTCCTTGCCACTTACCCCTATTTTTTTTAGCTTTTAAAACATTAATACACTTCATAACTAGATCCACTCTGTCCATATTAATTCTTTGTTTAGCCATTTCTCTTTCAAATCCATCTAGTTTAAATTCTATTCTATTATTTTTTTTATCAAAGTAAGGTTCACCATATTTAGCTAACTGTTCTTTATTTGTATAAATACCTCTAGCCTCTAAGTAATCTAAAAACATTCTTTTAAATTTAAATTCTTCGTTAGCCTCCTCTACAAAATCTTTTGAATATTCTCTTGCACTAAATTTAGCTGCCATCATGTCTTCGTATTCTTTTGCTTTTTGCCTAGGCAACCATGCTTTAGCTTGATGCATGGCTTTATCATAAAATATTTTTTGATTCATTAAGTCTTCACCATGAACAGTAATTATTCTTTTAATAATTTTATCTTGTTCTGGGACATTTAAATGAATGTAATATCTGTTTGCACCAAACTCTACAATTTTTTCAATCATATCGTTTGATATCTGTGTAGTTATGGATTGAAATAAACCAATCCAATTAAATAATTTTTGAATGCTACCGTGAGAATACCCTGTTATTTCGTGAATTTTATTTATACCAAACTTTCTTTCTGTTTTTCTAGCTGACGTTCCCTTTTGTTTTCTTTTTTCTCTTTCATCATCATTTGCAGCTTCACAAATTCTATATATAAAAAGATTAATTTCTTCGTCATTCCAATCGCTATGTGTGCATAAAATTCCTGCTATTGCTGTTGTATATTCATCTCTTCCGCCCTCTGCTGGATATATCACTACTAAAGCTGAAGCTAGCGCTATTTTACCAACATCATATAATAAATTACCGTTGTATGGTTTTATGCCCTCATAAGTTTCCCACTCAACATTTGTTTTTGATTTATTATGTAATGATTCGGGAACTATTGTATATCTTTCTTTTTCAGCTCGTAATTCACATAACATTGCACCATGAGGGTAATTTTTATAATCTTTTTCAAACTCATCGGGTAATCTAAATTGTTTAAAAGGTATATCATTTTCGTTTGTCCATAAGTAATGACTAGATAAATTACCTGCTCTACCAAATATGGCGCTACAATTTTTTATGTAGTGTGGTATGAAATCTTTTACTATCGGGTTATCTACATCTAAATCAACATCGTGATCTAATCTTAATGCTATTTCTGACTTTTCATAATTTCTCTTCCATTCTTCTTTTGTAATCTTAAAATCTTTTTGTGTATATTTAGGTATACGAGGAATACCCTTAACACAGGGGATTATTATTCTATTTAGATCTATCCAATCCTCATACGTCACTGGTGGTTTATTTTTTTCTAACATAGCTTATAGTGGGCGCTTCCCCTCTCGCTTCGGCGCCCACCTCCCAGGAACTATTAAAGTTTGAACTCTTTAGAGTTTTTAGGTTTTGTAAAAGATTCTTGATTTTCGGGTTTAGCCTCTACCTCACCTTTACCTACACTAATTGCAAAACTTTTTGCCATGTCATAAATATTTTTATCTGTGACTGGGCCTACTTTTGTTACGTCCCATCCAAACCATGTTCCTTTGTCGTTTGACATTTGAACAGTTTTTAGATTGTAAATGTGGCTGTATGTTGGCGGAGTAAAAAGTCCGTTTTTACCCTGCATTTTAATACCCATCATCATTGAGTTCCATTTTCTGCTCACTTTTAATTGTGTGCCTTTCATAGAAATCAAAGCTGTTTGTGGTGTTTTACCTACAGCTAACACAAAGTGCTGTGCAGTGTTATCTAAATA